GTGTATTTATGTCTGGCTCCCTTTTTATGTACCTCTTTATGAGTGTTTATTGCAAGGATTTTAATGATAAGTTTTATGCTAGTGTTTTTGAGACAGCCTCCTGTGTTGGAATGTCAAAATTTTCAGGAGGTTTTGATTATATCTTTTCTCGTCTTAAAAATAAGTTCAACTGTGGTTCTCTTGATGCTAGTGGCTGGGACACTTCCATGTTTGAGGATATGATGTGGGAGATTGCCCAGTTTCGTTCTGATTGCCTTAATCAAGTTTTGGACCCAATTGAGTGCGCTATAGCAATGTGTAATATTTATGCCCAGGTATCCAACAGTTTTATCGTCACACCCTCGGGTGAGGTCTGCCAGAAGGAACAAGGAAATCCTTCTGGTAGTTCTAATACAATTGTGGATAACACTTTGGGGCATTACATATTGAAGGCGTACGATTGGGTTGTCCTTACTGTTGCCGTCCCCCAGTTTTCTGACTGGGAAGAGTACGCTGATCTTTTTGATGAAAATGTGTCGTTGTTGCTTTTTGGTGATGATGATATGTTTTCTGTCAGTGATGAATATAAGGATGTTTATAATCCTCGTTCTATTATCAAAGCCTCTGCTGAACTTGGTTTTGTTCTTACTACGGAACGGGAGGATCTGCATCTTTCAATTGAATTGTCCTTTTTGTCGCATGCAGTGCGACCTAATAGGAATGGATATCTTGTTCCTTATTTGCCTCTTGATAGGTTGTGTAGTGCCGCTTTGTACTCGCAATCTAGTAACGTTGAGATTCGTGCCCAACGGCTATCAAATCTCCGTTATGAGGGTTATCATACAGAAGGGTGGTTGCAGATCGTTGATGCAATGATTGAAAAGTTTAAAATCTTGCATCCTGAGCCTGAAGTTTTAAAGGTTTTTCAGACTCAGCTTTCAAACCGTGAAATTGAATTTTTGTATATACCTATAGAATCCGACTCAGGTAAGAGCATGCCTCGGATTTTAAAAAATGAAACGATCTCCAATGCCCACAAAATTAGTACAAGTTCAAGTCCCTGGCAAAAATGCCCAGAAAAACAAGAAAAGGAAGCAAAAGCAGAAGCGAGGTTCCGTAAAGCAGTCGACCAACAAGGAAGTCGCTTTGCGGACACCTGGCGCGAATAGAGTTCCCGGAACAAGGTACAATGCCATTGATTTTGGTACTAGGAATGCTGTTCCTTTAAGCAACCAGATTAGATTTAATCAGGCATTGTCCACCATCGATGATAAGATGGTTCGCGATTATTTGGCGACTCTCGTCTATCCTTTTGCTAACAAATCTCGAATTCCAGACTCCTTCAATAGATCTACTGCTTTAGTTAGCAGCACATTTGTTGGTTCAATTGAAGTCTGTCACAATAACCCCGACGATCCTGATATTGGTCGCTGGGCTGTTGCTGTGAATCCTCATTTTGGATCCCTTGCTGATCCGGCCTCATTTAAGATTGCTATTGTAAGACCGCCTCAGTCTTCTACTGGGCTCTGGTCCCAGCTGGACTTTACAAGTCCAGATACTTATGTTCGGAATATTGATGGGGTTGATCCGCGTTTGGACCCTAACTACACAATGATAACCCAACCACCTGTTGGAGCTTATGTGTTGGTTCAAGGTTCTAACGCCAATAACCCTTTCCCTGTTGCAGCTACAGCACCATATGAAACTGCTACTCAGATTTGGAGTAACTATAATACTGGGGTGGAGCTGCAATCAACTCTCACAAATGGTCATAATATTTTCCGGGTTTCACCTGGTCAGTATAATGTTCATTTTGATACAAAAGTGACTGGAAACACTTTTACTCAAATTCCAGCTTGGACCCCTCTCACTGATCCTGCTGGTGTTTTGATTAGTATTCCTCGACAAACCTTGTCTACGGATGCTACTCTTGCTGTTTATGATGCTCAGTGGACTGTCCTTAAAACTACGACTTTAAGTTTGGATATCCCGATGACCTCCTATACACAGCCTTACACCAACACTTCGTTGTCTTTCACGCCTACGTTTTTTACGAAGGCAACTGATATGGGAACGGATGGGGGAGCTTCTTACCCCAATTTCGTTTACCCTCCTGCTAATAATGGTTTGGTTACTTCATACCGAACTGTTGGTTGCTCTCTTTTGTGTACTTATGAAGGCACCACTCTTAATGATGGTGGTGTGGTCTCTGCTGTGTATGCTTCTGGAGGCACGCAGAAGACAAATTTTTTCAACAACAACCCTCCTGTTATGACTGGTCAATATGAAAACTGGGAGAAGGTTGCTGCGAATCCTCGTGCTTATAGTGATAGGGAGCGTGATGGCTCCTATTCATGGTGGTTACCTGAAGATCAAGATGATTTTATGTTTAGAACTCCTGATTATTGGGCAACTGCCGGTCAAACCAATGCTGATGAGTTGGCCCCGTGCTTAATAGCAAGTGGTGTTTATTTACCAAATGCTACCATCACATCTCCGAAGGTGATTCGAATTATGGTCTCAACAGTCTATGAGATCACAACTTCGAGTCAGCTCTTTGCTCAAGAGAAGCTTGTTGGAAGTCAGAATGTTCTCGACCACGTGAATAAGCTGATGACCAACCAACCCTCGTCTATGGCGAATGCTGCTCATATGTCCTGGTTAAAGGATTTTATGGGTGGCGTTAAGAAAGGACTTGGTTATGTAGCCGCTCCTGCCAAATGGATTTTCAATAATCGTGATGCCATTGCTGGTGGGATTGCCTCCGTAATTTAGTGTTCGTGTTTCATTTTTCTCATGAACACGGTTTTTAAAAAAAAAAAAAAAA